CGGCGGTGGACGCAAGGGTGGCAATGGTGGCGAGCTCGGCCATCAGTCGGTGACCTTGAGTTCTGTGGTGACGGAAAGGAGCGTGGCGGGCAGAGGCACGGCACCTTCGACCCGCCACAACGGACGCGATGCGTCGGTGCGCCAGCCCAGGGCGCGCAGCGTGCGGTCGCCACTGAACGGTTCGGGCGGACGATCGAGCACGGCGGGCCCCAGCCGGCGGAAGGGCACCTCGACGGACCCGCGGCCGAGATCAACCGAGAGCGCGGCGGTGTTCAGCAGCCTGAAGGTCACGGACACCAGCCGCAGCGGCGCGGCCTTCGCGCCCGTGGCCGAGGTCATCTCGGGCGGCAGCGGTTCGATGCGGTGCAGAAACGGCAGACCGGCAACCACGTTGGTCGCCGGCGGGTCGATGTCGATGCCGCCGGCGCTGACCGTGGCGGTGGCACGCGGCGCGCCGTCGGCCAGCACGCTGACCGCGCGGCCCTCCAGGTGTTCAAGCCCCGTCCAGCGGGCCCGTGGTGCGGGCGCCACGCCACTGACCGCGGCATCCAGCCCCAGGCCGGGGTCGAGGCGTTCCAGGAAGAAGCCACCACCACGCTCGACCGTGAGGTAGACGATGCCGTCGATCTCGGCGATGGCGCGGAACGCACCGTCGGTCTCCTGGCGGGTCCACGCGGTGACCTGCTCAGCCCGATAGATGGTGAGCGTGGCCAAACCACCATCGGCCATGACGATGTGCAGGTGGCGGTTGGCCTGGTCGAAGGCCATGGATTGCGGCCGGTCCACCAGGTGCCGCGAAACCAGCGCCAGGTCGTTCGCCTGGTAGGCCTGCTCGACGTCGGTGTAGACAAACTCGTGCAGGCTCTTGCCGCCGCGCGCGGCGAAGATGGTGCTGCCATCCACGTCCACCGGCGGCACCATGCGGTCGGTGGCGCTGCCGACGCGGGTCTGGCGATGCAGCTGAATGTTGCCGGGCGTCAGCGGCTCGCCGCTGACCATCCATTCGGCGCCCGAGGTGAAGACCTGCAGGTGCCGGCCCGAGAACACCGCACGGATGGCGTTGACCTGGTCGCTCATCAGCGCGAACTCGATCGCCTGGTCGTCGAGGCCAGTGCCCAGGTCGAAGTTGAACAGGTCGCCGCTGCGCGACAGCCACAGCCGGTTCGGCAGCTCGCGCGAGCCGCCGATCACCAGGCGGTCCTGGTGGAAGCTCAGGCTGACCGGCCAACCGCGCGCGTTGCTGAAGCTGGCCTCGTCCCAGTTCGGCGTCGGTGCGGTGCCGGTCAGCGCCTCCAGCACCGTCGCGGTGGCGCTGGTGGTGGTGCCGACCGTGCCGATGCGCACACGGCGCCCGTTGAGACGGAAGGTTGCACCGGCATGACCGGCCAGGAACACCGGCGCCGAGGCGCTGAGCGTGACCGTGCCGCCGGTGCCGCTGGCCGCGATCGTGACCGCCTCGTCGGCAAACCGATGATACGGCTCGGCGGCGAAGTTCCAGACCGCGATCTGCCAGCTGGTGTGGTCCGTGCGGGTAACGCGCCGCGGCGGCAGGTCCGGGTGGGCGAGCAACAGCGTATCAGCGCTTTGCGTCCAGGCGACCTGGCCGATTTGGCCCACGCCGTAGGGCGAGGGAATGGTCGCCACCGCCACGTCGTCGCGGAAGACCGTGATGAGCATGTCCGTGAGGACCAGCAGGTAGGTCTGCTCGGTCGAGAACTCGAACGGGATCAGCCTGGCCGGCCCAGGCAATGCACCCAGGAAGCGCAGGCCAGGCCGGCGCGCGACCCCCCCTGTCGGCAGGATGGTGACGTTGCGCAGCGCGCGCGCGCCGTTCTCATAGGCACGCAGGTCGGGCCGGCCGCCCAGTTCGGGTGCCAACTCGCCGGCGGTGAAGCTGGTCTTGATGCGACGCAGACTGGCCATGGTGCTCAACCCCGGGCGTTGATGAGGGGGAAGTCGGCCAGGGCCGGCGGCAGGTCCTGCTGGCTGTCGGTCAGGCGGGCCGAGCGGAACTCGCGGTCGCTCAGCTCGAACAGCAGCTGCGCGCGCGAGGTGTTCTCGGTCAGCGGGATCGTGAACTCGGCAGCCAGGCGGGCGATCAGGCAGCTGGCGAAGAAGGGCGGCAGCGCCTCGTCGCTGGGGCGGAAGATGTAGGTCAGCACGATGCTGTCCACATCCGCGTGCAGCCGGTTCTCGGCGATGCGGTAGGCCACGCCGGAGCCGCGCGTGGCATTGCCCTGACCGGAATGCCCGGCGGAAAGGGCGCGCAGGAAATCGGCTGGCAGTTGGAACGCATGCGCATAGTCGGCGACCGGGATCGCGGCGAGTCGCGGCAGGATCGCCTGTCCCGTGGCAAAGCTCCACGGATAGGCCGAGAGCAGCGCGTCACGCACGGACGGGTATAGATTGGCGGCCACCTCAGCCTCGGCCGTGCCTTCGTCGAAGGAGGCGATCGTGGACGCGCCGATCTTGAGCAGCGCGCGGGAGCACATCGCGAGCGCGGAAAGCGCCATCGTTCGGGCCTCGGTGCTTGGTGTGGAAGTTGGGTTGGAAACGGGCTGCAGGGCGCGGCATGTCTTGCGACCGGCCGCGCCCCGCCTTCAGGTGCGGGTGATCTCGAGCAGCACGCCGCAGCGCGCGGCGGTGCCGGCCGTGCCCGACTGCGCGACCGACAAAGCCTGGCCCGCGGCCACGCTGTTGCCGCTGGTCGGTACTGACGCAAACGTGGCACCCGCCGGCGAAGGCGTGATCGAGATCTGGCTGCCGACCATCAGCACGCCGGCCACCCTTGGGCTAAGCGTGACGGCCGCGCTGGTGGCGCCCTCCAGCACGGCCCGCACCGCGGTGACCACGCCGGAAGTCGGTGCCACGACGAACGACTCACTCGCCGCGCCAAGGCTGGGGATCGCGAGTTGCAGGTAGAAGCGCCCCTCCTCGACCGGGTGCCCGACCACGACACTGCCCGGCGTGGCCGAGATGACACGCTGGTGGCGTGCGCCATCGATGCCCACGACCGTGATCAGGTCGTTGCGCATCAGCAAGTCGCCGGCCGAGTTGAAGTAGCCGCTAGCGGAGATCTGAGCCAGCGTGTCGGTCGCCGACTTGTAGTGCCAGAGCGTGAAGCCGTTGGCGTAGGAAAGCACCGACAGGTCTCGGAACAGGAACGGCATTGCTGCTACTCCCTGCAGCGCAGGCGCACGATGCCGTCGGCATCGACCAGGGCCGCACCCTGGCTCATGGAGTTGTTGACGAAGAACGCGGCGCGCTCGCCGTGCCAGGTGATGTCGGTCGCGACCTCGGCGCCGACCGCATGGCCGATGGCGGTGCGGTGGAACCAGAAGCACTGGCGCACATTGGTCACCAGCGGCAGGCCGCTATGCGCGATCCAGGTGGTGCCCAGCCACTTCTTCATCTGGGCGCCCTTCCAGGGCAGCTCGCTCTCGCCCACGTACTGGGTGTTGGCGAATTCCTGGATGCCCAGCAGGTCCGACCACTGCTTCCAGCCGACCACGGCGAAGCGCTGGCCGTCATCCGGCACGTCGACCGCGCCCAGCATCTCGAAGGCGGCCAGCGCCTTCGCCTTGGTCAGGCCGGCGGTGTCGGCGAGGTCGCCGGTGCCGGTGACAACGCGCGTCGCCTGGTCCAGCGCGGTGATGATCAGGTCATCGGTCTTGCGGCCCAGCGCGTAGGCGCCGGCGTTGGCGATCACGCTGCGCTCGTCGATGTTGATCTTGAGTTCGTCGAGCTTGTCGATCCAGTCGCCGGCGTAATAGTCGGCCAGGAAGCATTCGACGCTGCTGTGGTCGATCGTCATGACCGGCACGGCGCCGTGGCGCGCCTTGGTGCTGGCCACGCCGCGGCCGACCTTCTGGAACACGGTGGAAATGCCGCGCACGCCGGTCTTGGAACGTACGGTCGGGCGCAGCTTGGACCCGAGGCGCTGATACGCCTCGTGGACCTCCGTCTGGAACTGCTTGACGAAGGCCTGGTCGATTGAGATGGACATTTTCTGCCGTTCTCTTTCGGGCAAGGGTTGCGAAGGACGCGAGGGGCGCGGCAGGCCTTGTCGTGCCAGGGCACGGGGCGTCACAGCGCTGGCACCACCGGGCCACGCGCCTTGCGGCGGCGTGGTTTGCCGGTGGCAGGAATGGGGGCCGGACGCCCGCGCGCGCTGGAGGTGCAGCACGCGGGCGTCCGGCGAGCGCGGGGCACGGCGCGCGGCGCGCGGGAGGTCGCGCCGGGATGATCGCGCCGGGGGCCGGCCGGGAGGAGCTTCGTAGCCCTGCCCCCAGGTGCCCCGCGATCCGGGCTAGCTGTTCGGGAACAGGCGCCGGAAGCCGTCGGTCACGCGGTTGACGAAATCGGGCTCGCGCTTCTGCCAGTAGCGGGGGTCGCGCATCATCTCGCGCAGGCTGCTCTCGTCGGGCGCGCGGGCGCTGTCGCTGCGGCCGGCCAGGCGGGGTTCGCCCTTTTCCATCATGCGGTGCATCGCCACCACGCCGTCATGCGTCGCGGCCAGCGCCTCGAACGCGGCCGGGGCCAGGTTGGCGCGGCCCCAGGCCGCGATCTGCGGCGCCAGGCGAGCGAACGCCTCGGTGCCGCCGAAGGTGGTGGCCAGGCGCTCGCGCTCGCGGTCCGCCTCGAACTCGGCGGCGGCCTCGGCGATCAGCGGCAGCAGGCGCTCGGCCGCCAGGTCATAGACCAACTGCGCCTGGCGCGGCGTGAAGCCTGCCTCGTGCAGCTTGGCGTTGATCTCCGGGTCGGGCGTGGTCAGCGCATGCTTCGGCTGGATGGCGTAGCCGTCGGGTGTTTCGGGCACACCCAGCGCCCGCAGAAAGCGCATGCGCGCCTCGGCGTCGGAATCATCGGCCGGGATCGCGACCATGCGCGCCATGCGGCGCTCGAGCTCGCGGTAGCTCTTGACCAGGGCGTCGATGCGGATCTCGCCCTTCTCGGCGTCCCAGAATTTCTCGGGCACATCGGCAGGACGGCCGGCCGACCGGCCGGCAGGCGCCGCAGTGGCAGGCATGTCGTCCGGATCGAGCAGGTTCTCAGGCATGAAGGTTCCTCGTTCTCAGGCAGACGTGGTTGCAGGACTGGGCGCGGCGGCGGCGGATTCCGCGGCAGCAACCGGCTTGGCGGGCCGCAGCAGCGCCGGGGCGACACCGAAGGTGTGGGCCAGCCAGCGGGCGGCTTCGAAGGCGTCGACCGCTTCGGCCCCACCGGGACCAAGCTTGCCGACCGCCTCCAGCCAAAGCAGCGTGTTGGCGGCGTCGGCGCGGGCCTGAACCTGGGCCAGTGGGCTGCGGTACTGCAGCGCCACGCGCTGGCCGTCCGGCACATGCGCGCGGGGAATGATGCCGCGCCGCGCCAGGATCATGGCCGCGCGCTCGACCAGCGGGGTCAACAGCTCGGTCTGCAGCCGTCCATAGACGGCGCCCAGCAGGCGTCCCATCTCGGCCGAGCGCTCCAGCACTTCGGTGGCGGTCATCGCCGGGCCGCGCACCGGGCCAAGCCGGTCGGCCAGCAGCGCGTGGCGGATGCGGCCGCGCAGGTCCTCCAGCACCAGCTGCGAGACATCGAACTTTCCGGGCGCGGCCAGCGGCGTCAGGCCGGCGCTGCCGACCGCCTTCGGGATGATCGCGCCAGGCACCAGGCGGATGTTGGCCGGGTTCAGCACGCCGTCATCCTCGGCCTGCCAGATGCCGGCGACCGCGATGGAGGCGTTCTTCAGCGTCAGCTCGACCACCTTGTTGGCGGTGCGGATATCGGGCAGCGCCTTCATGACCGGGCTGCGGCCATAGGTTTCGCCAGGCGCACGCAGCCAGCGGAAGGCAATGTAGGGCGAGGTGGCAAAGCGCCCCTGCGCCAGAACGATCGCGCCGGTCGAGGCATGCTCCAGCACGGCGGCGAAGCAGAAGTCCGGCCCCTCGGCGATCACCGCCTCGACAACATTGAGCTTCTCCTGCGGCTCGACCGAGCGGCGCAGCACCGGCGGCAGGTCGGCGCCGGGGTAGCGCGCGTCGATCTCGGCCAGGGTCAGCAACTGGCTGCGGTAGATCGTGTCCAGCCGGCCGCTGACGCCTTCCTCCAGCACGGCCTGCACCAGCGGCACCGCTGTGAAGCGCAGCACGCTGGGTTCGCCCGGCTGGGCTTCCTCGACCTGCAGCACGGCGGTGCCGGCGATCACCAGGTCCATGAAGGCCTGGTGCATCTCGACCGCGAAATTGGCGCGGTCGAAGGCGGCGGCCAGCGCGTCGGAGGAAGCCTCCAGCGCCAGGGTGGTGTCCTTGGCGGCCACGGTGCCGGCAGGGCTGCTGGCTGGTTCGAGCCCGAACCAACGGACCCACGGCGGGGTCAGCTCGGCGAGCAGGCTGGCGGCGAGCTGCTCGGACGAATCAGCCCCGGTGGAGTCGAAGGTGGAAACGGTCGACTGGCCAGGGCGGCCCGGCAGGCAATAGTCGTAGCAGTCGCGCCACAGCGGCTCCCAGGCGGCCCGCATCGAGGCGGCGCGCCGGTATCCCTCAAGCACGGAGGTGGGGGTCAGGATCATGAGGGTCATTCGCCCAGGAGGGATTTGCGGGGAGCGACGGGAAGGCTGGCGCCCACCACGCCGCGGTCGGAAGTGGCGACAGTGGAGGCCAGGCCACGGCGCCTGCGGTCATTCGCCGCGGCGGTGGCAGCCGCATTCGCGTCGGAGGGCTCGGGCGCGCTGGCGACGGCCGTGGGCGTAGGGACTTTTGGGACGCGGAACAGCCCACCCATTGGCGTCTCCTGCTGGCTGGCGTAGCCGGTTTGGTTGGGAAAGGGGCGGGGCACACGCCGTTGTTGCGTGCGCCCCGCAAGGTGCCCCCGCGTTGCCGCGAGGGTGGGGACAGGGAGGAGCGCGGCGGGCATGGAAATCCCGTCGTCGGGAAGATATCTAACCGGCCCGGGATGGATTGTCAAGTATTAATTCCTTTTTTCCCGAGCCGAAGGCGCCAAGTGAAGGAACAATTGCCACGGCGTCATCACCCAAGGCGCACGCCGTCCAAGCAGCCGCAGACAGGCCGTCACGCAGGTGAAGGGCGCGATCGGCGGCAGCAGCTGCGGCTGCGGCGGCCCGGCCCGGAACGGGCCAAGCACCCGCATGCCGGGCTGTCGCAGCCTTGCCGGCAGGTCGGCATCAGGAACATCCGAAAGACGGGCCACGACCAGCCGGCCGCAGAGCGGGTCCACCAGCAGCCAGCCCCATGAGTCGTGGATGGCAGCGAAGCAGTGCCGGAAATCCGCCCGGAATA